TGTGTAAGTATAAGTATTTCCTGCAGTAATATCCATCACATGACCTATAATGCAATCACCACCTGCACCACCCGATCCACCGCAATTCGTTCCGCAATCACCACCTCCGCCTCCTCCACCCCCTCCAGCGCACATCGTTATAACCGCTTTAGATGTCCCAGATGGAGCATCAATTGTTCCATTAGAAGTAAATATAGAATCTCCTGCCGATGCCCAAACCCCATCACCTCTCCAAAATGTCGTTGTAGAAGCATTTGTACCACTATCAAAATGTGTAATAGCAAGTGTTCCTGTAATACCCGTATTAAGGTCTACCTGCTCGTATAAAGGATTATTATTGCTTCCTTGGTTACTTAGATACCTTGACTCGTTTGTGTCCTTATTTAGGGCTTCCAGCGTGTTTGTGCCTGTAACATAAAGTAAATCACCCTGAACAAGCGTTATTGATGAATCAATATCTAATACCGTTGACCATGAAGATCCATTGTAAAGCTGAAGAAGATCATCATCTGTATTATAAAATATATCCCCATCTTGAGGCGTTGCTACATATGATGTTCCAATATGAAGAACAACGCCAACCCATTCATTATTGCGATATACTTTAAATACATCATTAACTGAATCAAACCACATCATCCCCTCAATAGGCGTAGATGGAGCGGTCCCTTTAATTAAAACCTTCTGATTTAATTTAGTGATAATCGCATCAAACTCTTCATCCATCTTTAAAGCTGTAATAGGTATACCGTTGTTCCTATCATCCACCCAATTATATTGCCGCGAAGCTTCAGTTGAAGATTGAGCCGGTACACACATTAAAAGTATTGTTAATAAACAAAATAATCCGATTCTTCTAAACATTAGAATTTCCTTTTTCAATAATCCATAAATTAGATAAAAGACACCAAATGTTCTCATGCTGATACATAGTCATACCTTTTTTAAGCGTCCACACTTCTTTATCGTCCGGTAAAACTTCATGTTTTAAATCATATGGAATATCGGATGTTTTACTTATCAACCTCTCCAAGCGCGGTACTAACACATACTCTTCATCCGGCAATATTCCTTTAAATTGCATATATTGATTTGACTTGGTCAAATAAATATTATCATACATAGTTAGCTTCTGATCCCAACCATTCTTCTTTAAATTAATAGCCATCTTTGAATATTCATGCATTACGTTAAAAACTCCTCAACAATTGTTTTAACTCCTTCAATATCTGAAGAAATTGAAGTAATTTCTCCTTCATAATCATCATTAATCCTTGTTCTTACCAAAAACCCATTCTCTGCGGATTCAACTACGATATTTTTTCTAACCTTAGTAGAAACCCCATTTTTTGCATTATTAAGCCTTACACTTGGTTCTACAAAAACATTTGCACTCATTAGTTAACTCCTTCCATTATTCCTCTTACTAAGAACCAAGGAATAATAATACGTGCATCTAAAGTATTTTGTCTGAATTCAATAAACATCATCCTTCCGCGCCCTAATATATCACAAGTACGCACAATCTCATTCCCCTGCGTATCCCAATAAGCAACATCCCATAAAGCTTCATCCCATAAAGAGCTTGACGCTTCAACTATCAAAGATTTAGTTATTTTATCCGAAGATAGTGAATCTAACCCATACCAATAATCAATATTCAAAGTAAGCGTTTTAGTTGCTTGAATTAAAGCTTCTATTGTATGAGGCTTCTTATAATTCTGAGGTTTTTTGAAATAAAGAGCCGGCATAGCCAATTTAAAACTTATAGCTGTACCATCATCATTTGAACCCGTATTAATCTTACGCACATAACCATCTTCATCACCAACTAAAATATCTCCATTAATACGAGCTAACATTGAATATATATTAAATGGATAAGTAAACCTCCCAACAAAATTACCGGCATCAACAGAATAAACCAATGTCTGAAAATTATTAGTAATAGGAAGATTTAAGTAATAAAAATTCATTCTTTTATCAAAAGCACCGCTTAATAAATCGGTATTGCTCACTGTACTAATTAATTGCCTATAATAAGGTTCAATGAAATGTGATAAAGACTTCACATCCAATTCATCATTATTAGCGGAAGAGAACAATGATGTTAAATTATTTGTAGATGGATAAACAATATCCTTACCTACATAATCAGCCGCCTTAATAGAAATACATGTTGTAGGAAAATACTGAACAAAAGTAAAATCATACACATTAGCTCCGGCTGAGTAAATTACTGTATATTTACGGCATATAATCGCTATTAAACCGCTATCACGGCCTCCATATGTTCTATACCCAAGTATTGTGTCACCTTCAGGGAGAACGGTGCTTAAATCAAGTGTTCCTGCGTCTGTAGCCCCTGTCCATGCTGTAGCACCATTCGCATTATTCGTCTTACTGAAATAAGCCATCATAGGAGTTGATGGAGAATTCAGCCATAACTTATTGCGGTGTACCCAGCCGGAGGTTGCGTCTTGAGGCATATTGGAATCAGAAGAAAGAGCAGATACAGAATATGCTGCGGTTGCTTTTTGAGGTACACCGCCATCTAACATGATTAATTCATTTTTATACATTAAAGCTTGACCAACAACATCATCCGCGCGGCCTGTTATTATAGAATCAAATGTATCTACGCCATCAAACTTACCCCAAGCTGTACCGGCACGAACAATAATATCCGTACCGCCTCCATCCCATTTAGCTTCAAACAAAACCTTTATCTTTTTCGTTGCCCCATAATCTGCATCCAACTGAACATCATTAAATTTCTCACTGCCTTCTCTCTGGAAAGTAACCCCAAGATTACTACCTTTAAAATCTTTAAGAGTAAACCCATTTAAACAATCATAGACAAAATCCGTAGGTGAATTCAACCGGTCTGTCCTTCGATTCATTCCTCTAAACTCTGTAAATACTTGTTCAAATGTAGGCATAATTAACTCAATATTGGGTTTTGGGTGAATATACCGCCTCCACCATTATTTTCCATTTGTTCAACAACAATATTATCATCTAATAACTCAGGGGAACCGTAAAGCACTTTAAACTTATTCAAACTTCCTTCTAAATTCTGTGACCGATTACCATAAACTTTACTGTAATAATTAGCCGCTTCTTGATTGTTCTTATAATGAAGTATTTTATACGTTACTAAATCAGCTAACATCGTTAAATCAAAACCTTCCGGTATCCAACATGTTCCAGCCGGTGTATCTGTTGAAAGAATAGTTGGTATTTTCCAATATCTATATTTAATCAATTTACCTGCTGCATTTGCATCTGGAATTAAATACGGCCAAAAGAAATCTTCCCACTCTGTAACAATAGACGGGATTCCTGTATCTGTTTGAATTGGATAGTTACGATCAAACTTTTGAGGCGTAATATATGTAATAGGCTTTTGGTTATCATATTTAAAAGACTTTTCATCAAAATCCTGAACATCTGAAGCTTTAGCATACGTTGATGTTCCGGCTCCTAACGTCATTGATCCAGTAGCCTCTAAAGGTTTATATTTGTTTTCTGAAGCAAGATCATAAATAGCCTCATTTATGGTATTAAAAACTAAAAGCGATAACCCTGCTAAAGATGTTAATACCGATTTATCCGGTTCTCCTAAATTATTTAATACCTTGTTAACGAGTTGTAACGCGGATGATTTTGCCATTATTTAATCCCCAAGTTTAAAGCCGCTTCCATAAGCCTATTATTAGAACCACTCGACCCTCTTGACAATAAATCGTGAACCTCTAACAACAATTTAGTCGGCTTTACAGCTAAAATAGTATCCTCAATATTCTTATTTAATTTCTTCATTTCATCCTGAGTCTGCTTCATTTCAGTAAGCATAAGTTTAAGATCCAATTTAGTCTGAGCAACTTCAGCATGAAGCTTCTTAGTTTCTTGTAAAGTTCTTCCAATTTCAACCAACACACCGCCAATCATAGGTTTCAATTCCAAAGGAATTTTGTTTATAGTTAAAAGAATTTTCTTTTCAAGAGTTTCTAAGAATTTTATATCTTCACTCATAATACTTTCCTTTGTTTTAGTTCCTTAAAAAGCTCCATTGATCGATGTTCAATCATTTCTTCTTCCATCTTAGCTTTTTTAATCATAGCTTCATCACACAAATGATGGTATTCACTACAATGATCACTGCCGCAATGTAAAGGCTCTATTACATTATCCACATTGTTAGGATCAATATTCCCTGACATTATCCATTTCTGAATATGCATTTGATTCCAATGGAACCAATCTCCGCAATAAATACACCTCTTATCACCATACAACTTACCTTTAAGCGCGAACCTATGACCGCAAAACCTTCCATCCCCTTCAATTTCTGTAGATTTACTCTCTTTTGGCCGTGAATCTATTAAATGACCATTCAAGTCTAAATCAAGAAAAGCTTTATTCCTATTATGGCCACGACGGCCTCGCGCTATAGACATTACTTTTTCCTCGCCATAATGTGAAAATCTCCGATACAAACAAAGTCATACCCAACATTATGTTTAGCGAATATAATTTCAAATCCATTTTCCTCTAAAACCTCTACAAAAGAATCCATATCCCACAACACATGATGTTCTTTAAGATGCCAATGCCCCCATTGATAAGGATTCTTCCAATCAATAAAATAAGGATCTGGCATAGCACAAAAAAACAAACCGCCGGATAATAATAAATCCTTAACTTTCTTTACAGCTAAAACAGGGTTTCTAAAATGTTCAAACACATGAGAAGCCCATATTAAAGAAAAACACCCCAATCCATTATCCAATTCTTTTACAAAGTTCTCAAAATCTCCGCATATAAATTGATGAGGTTCGATGTTATGCTCTACAATATCAAGACCGTATGTTTTCATTCCAATATCAGACAACCCATCAAGTATAGGAGTCGCGATACATCCAATCTCAAGAGCTTTTCCATAAAACTTTCCATTCAATTCTTTTTTAATAACATTTCCGTAAGCATCAATATACTCTTTCAAATGTTTTAAAATTATAGGATTATCATACTTATTTACATAATCAGCATCATAAGATCCTTGATCCATATTACTCCAATTAGTAAAAAAGATATTCCTACAATTACAAAAAGAATATCCCTTCTTAGTATCAACAACAACCTTTGAACCATCACCTTTGAGGAATGTATGACCATTAACAATCATATCTCTAGGCTCTTTACACAACGGACATTTTTGCGTTCGCCTTCTTACATCTTGCGTAATCATAAGCCTCCTCCATTCTATTTAGTAATAATTCTGCATTGATTTTAATACATTTAGGATATTTAATCCCCAAATGATCAAACATAGGACAACCGATATAATCATAAGGGCCTTTATGACATGGAGAACAGGCAATAGTAGATTGTATAGAAAAATCATTCGGAAAATCACCACCATGATTCTTAATACTCGCGGCTGTCATTATTTGTACTGTGGCTGTACCGCTAAGAGTTGACATAACAGGTAAACCTGATTCCGCGGAAATAACCATATCCGCATACTCTGTCATAAGCAGTGATTGTCTCATGGGATAAATGTTAGACCGCTTAATAACTCTTGGATGATCAAATTCTAAATTATCCGCAGAATCCTTATCCCCCATAGTTATACATACAGATTCAGGATGTTTATCTAAAAACGATGAAATTATTCTTTTAGCATCATAAAATAATTTATGTTTTGAAGTGCCGGACAAATTGGCTATAACTACAAAATTATCTTTATACTCACGATTAAAGATATTTTCAACCATAGCCCTCTCTTCATCCGTAAAAAACAATTCCCCAACCATTCCAACATGTTGAGGATATCCTGCAAAAATCGTATTTTGATCATAATAATTCCATTTACCAAACCTCTCGCGCCTAACACTTTCATGCTGATAATATATATTGTCATCCTCCATGGCAATATATCCGTATTCAAGAGAACCATTAAGATCAATGCAATGATCATAATTACCTTCCCGAACAATAACATCCATCCTTTTCTGCAAAAAAGATGCCGGATAATCGCAAATAGGCGGTTGATAAGGATCAAAATGGATATGATTATCAATAAAAGGATTATTAGCCCAAACAGCCATCCCTTTAGGATTATACTCTACAGCTACATAATCAAAACCTTCTTTTTCTTTTAATAATCTCGGAATATGGGTAGCGTGGATTAAATCTCCATACGCTCCATATCGCCTAATATAAGCTTTTTTCATTTAATCCACCCTCCTAATTAGGTGTGCCTACGATCTTATCTCTAAGGTATCATAGAAGTGAAATAAAGGGGTAAGCATGATACTTACCCCTTCAAGTTTAAGCATCAACAAATTTTTCAGTATAGAAAGGTTGGAATTCAACGTTATAAACGATTGCATCCGTTCCTAAATGCTGAAAAACTAACTCTTCACCAGCAGCAATAGCTCCTGAAATACCTAGAAGCTTTGTTGTATTTGTGGCTTGAGTTCCGAGTACAGCTGTACCAATGGCTGTCATAGCCCCACCGGATGTAGCTGTACCTATAATAATTTGTCGAGTTGCAGCCGTTCCTCCGGCTTTAAACCTAACGCCAATATCATCGATTGTAGCAGCTTTTTTATGAATATATCGGAACAACTCAGTTGCCCCAACAGTTCCATTTAAAGCTCCTGTCAAATCTGTAACGTAGGATTGCTGCACCCCGAATCTTGGATCTGCGTAATCTTTACCCATGTTTTTATCTCCTTTATGGTTAGACCAGCAATTAAGCCGAGGTTATTTCAACGATTCGTTCAATACCTTTATTGGTACTGTTTAAATCATCAGTTGCAAGATCCCACATCTTTTTGAATTGCATAATAGAATACCATGCAACCCCTTTTGATCGGCCATAATCAGTTGGTATCTTCATACGGACTTCTTCAGCTAGAGCCATGGCTTCTAGGACAGACTCTTGTCCGAAAACAAGACCTTCTCCGTACTGCGTTCCATTACCAACATTGTCATTTAAAAACGCATTATCCAATGTGAATCTCACTCCGTAATACTGTCCAACTTCAGCATTATGCCTAAAATCAGGATCAGCATACTGAGCCACAGCCTGCAATACGTCATAAATACCTCTACGCGTATTTACAGAAACAATAGCCCTATAACTTCCATCCGCAAATTTAGGAATAGCTCTTTGCGTCATATAGTCAACAATATCTCTAATGTTGACATCTGAAGCGTTAGCACTTGCCGTTACTGTTGCCGTACCATTAGTGGTAATAACAGTCACTGCCGTTGTTGAACACACCGCTACGTATTTTGCCAATCTAAATTGATCATGTGCGGCTGAATCTAAAACTTCAATTTGATCTTCCACTAAAGCAGCAGAAGAAATGTTTTCTGGATCAAACTCTGCAAGAGTTTGTAATTTTTCAGTGTAAGGAACGCTATTACCCCATTCCGTAACAAC